AACACTAACACAAGATGCAATTGGTTCATTAATTCAAGGATATTCAAATTCTGGAAAAATAACAAATTGTTTTGGTCAATCAATTAGATTATTATTTGCTAATAATTCAACTATAACAAATTATATAGCATTACACTTAGCTCGCCCATCTCAAGGTGTTGGAAGTCCAAGAATTACAAATAGATGGGGCGTTTATCAGGAAGATACTTCCGGTAGAAACTATTTTGCAGGTAACGTTGGTGTCGGTGTTATTTCGGCATCAAGAGCAAGAATAGAAGTTTCTGGTGGTGTTTCATTTAAACCAAATCCATCATTATCATTTAGATTTATAAATGGATCTTCGTCATCAATAGGCTCTTCAAATACGACAAGTTCATCAGCAACTTATTCTATTTGGGCAAGTAATGCAATTGGTGCAAGTGAATTTCATGCATTTTCTGATGTAAGATTAAAAAATATTAAATATAAAATAACGCCTGAAGTAGCAAATAAATTTTTTGATAAAATAGATTCATATTCTTATGAACTTAAATCTGATGAAAATAAATCAGAAAAATTTGGATTTATTGCACAAGATTTAATAAAAGCTGGATTTTCAAATTTAGTTGGTTTTTATGAAGATGAAAACTCAAAAGAATATATTGATAGTGATGGTTTAAAAAGTCCTGAAGGTGTTACATTAACTGTAAATTATGAGCAAATAATCCCAATATTATTTACTACAATAAAAGACTTAAAATCACAAGTAGATGAATTAAAAAAAATAATTTGTGAGCAAAGATTTACAGTTAATTCTTAATAAATTAATTTTGTTTTATGCAAGAGATGCACGACAAACAAAATGAAGCACTTGTTGTATTAATAGAAGCTGTTAAATTTGCGCATTCTAAAGGTACGTATAATTTAAAACAAACTGAACTTATTATTAATGCAATTAAAGTATTTGAAATACAGGAAGTTTCAGATAGTGAACAAAAATGAAATTAACACGTTCAGAATTAAAAAATTTAATTAAAGAATGTCTTGTTGAAATTTTTCAAGAATCATTTTCATCTAAAAATGATTTATCTGAAAGAAAGTCTTCTTACCAAGAAAGACCTAAAACTGCAATTAGACATAATTTAAATAATGATATTCCTGTTAAATCAGGACCAAAATCATTAATGGAAGAATTATTGGCAGATACTGCTCAAACAACCCTTAGAGCTCAAAATAGTGCTGAATCAAGAGGTGCTAGATCAATTGGTTATCAAGATAAAATGTCTCAAATTGTTGATCAAACATCACCTGAAGAGTTATTCGGGGGTGAAAGTGCATCAAAATGGGAAAAATTAGCTTTTTTTGATGAAAAAAATAAATAGTTTGTGCATAAACAGATATATTTATTTTTGCGTTCTATAGCAAAGGTATATTCACATGAAATTAACAACAGGACTTTTAAAAAGAATTATCGAAGAAGAAATTCAAAAATTATCAGAAGAACATGAAGGTTTAGATTCAATTACTGGTGGTTCACCCATCGTCAAGCCAGAAGCTGATGAAACAGAAGCTGATGAGTTTGCTGATACATTAGAGAAGAAAAAAGAATTTCATCCATCAATGAAAGAATCATCTGAATTAAAGAGAATTCGTGCAGCAAAGAAATTAAAACTTCGTGAATCAGCTCTTGAAAATGAATTGAAAAAAGTTAAAGCTTTAAGGGCAAAAATCATTAAGAGCCTTATATAATATTATAAGGATTTAAATCATGGCATCACCAAAGCAAAAATATTCTATTTTTAAACCTAAAGATCCAAACTTTAATGGTGGATCTTCACGTGGATATGGAAATAGAAATAAAGATGTAGGAACAAATTCATTTCCTACAACACCAACAGGTGACGAATTATTTGCACAAGCAGAAGCAAACTTTAAACCTGCGCAAGTTGATACTGGTGATGCTCAGATGTGGTCTGATTTGGCTGGAAAAGTTAACCTAGATTACACCGGTATAACAGGAACATCTCAAGTTCCTGTTGATACATCTGTAATGCAGACTGACATTGATGGTAAAAAAGTTGGACCTTATATTCCAAATAATAATGCCCCAAATATAAAAGGAAACCCTGATCTAAACGCAGCTGGTCCTGGACCTTCTTTAGATTATAATGAAATTTCTGCTGTTGATAAAGATAAATATATGCAAAATCATGGTGTTTTTACACCAAAAGACAGTTCAGATAAATCTCGCGTTACTTTAGGTGATACCTTGAAAAAAGGTAAATCAAAAAATACATAATAATATTGTCGGTGATATATGTCAAAATCTATATATGATGAAGCTCTTGCAGATGCAAAACAATTAAAAGCGTTAGCAGAAGATAATGCTAAAAAAGCTGTAATTGATGCAGTATCTCCAAAGATTAAAGAATTAATTGAAAAGCAATTACTGGATGATGATTCTATTAATGAATCAGTTAATTCTTATATTTTTGATGATAACGTACCACAAAAGGATTATGCACTTGAGGTTCTTTCACTCGAGGAGTCATTAAATGAAATTTCTAAACCACTTAAATTTAGAAATATATCTGAACTAAAAAGTGAACTCCACAGGGTAACTGATATGGCAGAATCACTTGATGAATCATTATTAAAAGTTTATGAATCTCTTGAAAAAGATTCAACAATTACAAATAAAAAGAAAGCAATTCTGGAATCACGTTTAGAAGAGATAAATAAGAATCTACAATTACACAGGGAACAAACAATGGGAAAACTTAAAAACTTATTCGAACAAACATTAACAATTAATTTCCCTGATGATAAGATGGGATCTGAAATAACTCCAGAAGATATTGAAGTTTTATGGGGTGATGGTGGTGATCAACCAGTTGAAATGGGTGGTCAAGAACCTGGCCAAGAAGAAATGCCACCCGGTGGCGATATGGGAGCCCCACCCCCTGGTGGAGATATGGGCGCAATGGGTGGTGCACCACCTGCAGGAGGAGCCCCAGGAGCCCCACCTCCACAACCAGTTGCAGAAAGAAGATTTAAGAAAATGTCATATAATGATAAAACAGTTGTTGAAATTTCAGAATCAATGTTAAGATCAGAAATTAGTCGTTTACGCTCAAAACGTAGATTAATGGAATCAGAACAAAACCTTGGATTCTCTGGTGAAGAGGACGATGTTATCGATTTAGATAATCTTGATAACATTGAATTAAATGCATCAGATGGTCATCGTGGAAGAACGGAAATTCCAAAACGCCCTGAACTTCAATTAGAATTTTCTGAAGATGATGATGATCTTTTAGGAGATTTAAGTGGATCTGAATCAGACGAAATGGATGAGATGGGTGACATGGATGACATGGAAGGTGAAGGTATGTCACATGGTGGATTCTCAATGGAAGAAATGGAAGATGAAGGCATGGAATATGAATCAGCCCTCCACGAGTTAGATTTAGAAGAAGAAACAGAAGATGCTCATGGAAAACAAGGCGATGATCAACAACCTTTCATGGATGGTGAAGAAGTTACCGAATATTCCGGTGGCGGTGTTCCTGGAGTTGGAATGTCAAAAGAAATGAACGAATCACGTTCAGTACAATATCGCAAATTAGCTGAAAAAGCATACAAACAATCAAAGCTTTGCTATGAAAAGAAAATGTCATGTGAAAAACGTGGTAAGAAAGGCGAAGCAGCTCAATGGGCAAAGAAATCCCGCGAGCTTGAAGAAAAGAAAGATCAATTCCTTAGAAGAGCAAATGAAGCTCAACTTAGAGAAATGAATGGAAACAAGAAGAAGTTACAAGAATCAGCTGAATACTTCGCTGGTCGTACTTCTCAGTTAAAGGAGAAGCTCGAAGAATCTAATATCTTCAATGCTAAACTCCTCTGTTGCAACAAGTTGCTCCAGAATGAATCACTCACTGCTCGTCAAAAAGCTTCTGCAATAGAGCGTCTAGATGAAGCACAGTCGATTCGCGAGGTTAAGCTTGTATATGAAAGCATTGTTAAAGCTCTCGGTCGTGAGAAATCAAAGATCAATGAGAGCGCACGTGGTGGAGTTGGTTCTTCCTCACGTCCAGTTAGCTCAGGAGGCGCAACACTCCTAAATGAAGGAGCAATAGTAGATCGCTGGGCAAAACTAGCAGGAATTAATAATAAGTGAACCATACAAACAAATAAAACTTCTGGAGAAATAATAAAATGTCAGGATTTAGTTTAGATAATCTGTTATCTGGTATCAAAGATCGCCAGTTATCAGAAGAAAATTCAAGATTAATTAATAAGTGGAGCAGAATGGGTCTCCTCCGTGGCCTCGAAGGTGTCAAACGTGAAAACATGGCAAGACTCCTCGAAAACCAAGCAGCACAGGTTCTTCGTGAATCAGCTTCACTCTCAACCGGCGGCGGCTCAGGCTTATCATCTGGTCAGATTCAGGGTTTCAGCAACATTGCTTTCCCAATCGTTCGTAGAGTATTCGGTGGATTAGTTGCTAATGAATTAATCTCAATCCAACCAATGAGCCTTCCAAGCGGTCTAATCTTCTACTTAGATTATACCTACGGTTCAAACGTTGGTGGTGATCAAGGTGTTGACCTCCAAGGCGGATCAACAGCAACATACCCACGCGGTGAATCTATCTACAACAACCCACGTGGTAAGGGCATCCAAAGCGGATCTCTCGCAACGGGTGGTATGTATGACTTAGTTAACACTGGTTACTCAAAACTCCATAATAATGGCGTCACCGCAAATGGCTCAGTCGTTGCATCAAGCTTCGGTGCTTGGGTTGGTGCTGCTGAAGCATGGACATCAGGTAGCTTTGTTAACTCATCTGCACAATTCACAGGTTCAAATGCACTCAACGCACAGTTCGATATGCAAATTGACAAAGACATTCGTGCAAATGCATTTGGTGCAGGTGGTGTATTCTTCCTTCACGCACCCGTCTCTGGCTTCTCATCTTTCACCACAATGGATACAGGTGCATATGACCAAATTGCAATTACAGCAGTAAATGCAATGACAGGTTCAGCAACCTGGGGTGAAGCATACCAAACCGGTAACGGCGTTCTCAATCTTCGTAGATTAACGCGCAGAGGTAACTGGGATGCAGGAACAGGTGTTTTCACGCCAAACCCAATGAATGGTACACACTACCAATTCGTTATGAAAGCATCAACAACCCTCAGCGCACTTTCCGGTAACGGAACCCTCTCAGTATCTTATGCGGTTGCAGATAATGTAACAGCACTCGATACACCAGGTGCAGTTCTTACGGTTCCAACCTATGAATCTGATTTCGGCGGTGTTGATGGCAACCCAGTTCGTCCAGTAATTCCAGAAATTGATATCAAGATTGAATCAATTGCAATTACTGCAACAACTCGTAAGCTCAGAGCTCGCTGGTCCCCAGAACTTGCTCAAGACCTCAATGCTTACCACAGCATGGATGCAGAAGTTGAATTAACACAGATCCTTTCAGAACAAATTGCTCTTGAAATCGATCGTGAAATTCTCGCAGACATCCTTACCCAGGCAAATGGTGCAAACTATTACTGGTCCAAGGCTCCTGGTAAGTTCCTCGATAAGAACACCGGTCGTGAAGCTCGCCTTACAAGCTCACTTTCAGTTGGTCCAACCTTCACAGGTACAGTTCGTGAATGGTACGAAACGTTAACTGAATCAGTTATTGACGTTGCAAACACCATCCATCGTAAGACACTCCGTGGCTCAGCTAACTTCATCGTTACAAGCCCAGATGTTGCCACAATCCTTGAAGCATCAGTTCTCTATCGTCCAAAATACTCAATGGACGGTGAAGGACAAGTTGGTAACCCAATGACAATCGGTTGTGAACCAGTTGGTACCCTTTCAAACAGATTCACTGTTTACAAAGATCCATACTTCCCACGTAACAAGCTCCTTGTTGGATTTAAGGGCGGAAGCTACCTCGAAACAGGTTATGTATACGCTCCATATGTTCCACTCATTGTTACGCCAACCATCTTCGCTCCTGAAGACCTTACCCCACGTAAGGGAATCATGACGAGATATGGAAAGAAAATGGTCCGCAGTGACTTCTACGGAACAGTTACCATCCTCGATATGAACATCCGCTGATTAATTCAGTTTAAGGATAAAAAGGAATCTCGAAAGAGGTTCCTTTTTTATTTTATAATAATTAATTGTATGAGAATATCAGTTACAAATGAGGGGTTAGTTACGTATAACGATGGTAATTTGGAAATTAAAGTTGAAGTTCCACTTGATATTAATCATACAATAGACTTTACAAATGCTAATGTTATAGGACTAAATAATAATGGTCAAGGTGTTACTGGCGCCACCGGCGCAACAGGATCACAGGGACCAACTGGCGCCACCGGCGCAACAGGATCACAGGGACCAACTGGCGCCACCGGCGCAACAGGATCACAGGGACCAACTGGCGCCACCGGCGCAACAGGTGTAATTGGACCTATTACAGATTTACAATTTTCTGGAAATCACATAGTTTCAATAAGTAATATACCCACCATTGCTTCTGGATCGTCGCAAAATGATGCAACAATTTTACCAAATGGTAAATATGCTGTTGTGTGCAGAAGTGATTTAAATACAAAAGGTGTTAGATTAACTGACACACATACAATTTTAGGATTAAATTTGATTATCATTAATGATGATCATACAAATAATAATTTCAAACTATATCCACCAAATGGTGGAAAATTAAATGATTCAAATATTGATGCTCATATTGAAGTTGTAAAAGGAAAATCAGTTATGATTACGTGCTTTGATGCAACAATTGGATCATCTAAATGGTCTGTTGTTGGTTTGTAATCTATTAAATACTCGCTTATAAAGAGATTCTAATACGTAGTTTCTCTTTTGCATTTCTTGACCAAACCAGTCTAACCAACCATTTCTTTGTAATCTTATCAAGATAACTTTTTTACGATTAGCATTATTAAATGCATTAATTAATTTAAGGACTGTTTCAGGTTTTCCTGCTTCTTTTATTGCAGTTAAAGCTGTTACAATTGTCTTATCATCATGTCGACTTGCGATTAATTCAAATAATGCGTTTTTTAATGCGTTTTGATTAGTAAC